TGTAGATCCACCAGAACCATGTTTAGGTGATCCGACCGTATCAATTGACGCAATATGTAATTTCATACCTCGTATTTTAACTTGTGATTGTTGTTCAACGATGGTAGATCTTGATGTATGTTTAGCAGCATGTGCAAACGCAGAAGGTTGTATTTATCTATCTGGAGGTGGTGGTCCTGGAGGTGGAGGTCCACAACCATTGGTCGCTCAGTGTGAAATAGATGTACGAATTCCTAGATCGTGTTGTTATATTCAATATGATCCTACCTTTGGCGCTATAGGAATGACATGTAATAATGTATGTTCGTCTGCAGAATGTGAAAAATTAAAAGTTATCTCAAATTCTCAGCATCCTGCAGTATATACAGCGGATGCGATATGTCCTCCTAGGCAGTTATCTCAAAGTGGTTCTATATTTAATTGTAATGCTGCTGTACCCCTCACTATGAGTAGTAAATCGTTTTATTCTGGTGTTCCATTTGGTATGTGTTGGACATTAGGCGTTACCGCACAATATTCTTGCAACATTACAGATGAATCTGCTTGTACATCTTCTAATGGATATTGGATTTCTTTACAAACTTCAGATGGTGAAATGTGTAATTCGACGTATAGACCACAACCAATTAATATAACAACAACCCGAATAGTAGAACCAGAAACTATGAATGCATCAGAATTCGAATCATTAGGATTAGAATTCGGAGATTTCTATAAAGGTGGATATTATATCGGAATATATTCTCCAGGAGTTCCCCTAACACAATCAGGATCTTCTCTATATGGATCATTAAACTTCACTATGCCTAAAGTAAATCCGTCTACTGCAATAGGTCGTGGAGAAACTAGTGTTACAAAATGGGCGTTGATTGTAGAACAATACACATACAAAGCATCATTTTTAAATACTACAGAATCTCCCATATTACTACCTCATACTAAATTATCAAAATATGATGGATTTTATAATTGCTATGGTGATGGTGTTTTTGGTGGTCTAAGATCTAGTCTAACTAATTCAGTAATAGGCAGGAATAGAAGAGGATTTCCTGATTATTATCTTCCTTCTATTCAAGAATTGATGTTCCTTGCCTATCAAATAAATGATTTTTCCACAGATAATTATATAAAATATATTTCTATATTTAAAAATGATCAAGGAATAAGTAAACCAACATACTTGAGTTCTTCATCGATTAATGATAATTTATTATATTCTCAGTATTTACAACCTATGGATACTGATAGTTTTGGTAGAATATTTACTTCTAAATTAAATTCTATAAATACTGTTAAATTCTTTAGAAGAATAAACTTGACATAATTAAAATCGGAGGTATATTATGGCGTGCAATTCGTGCAGAAAGAATAATATGAGTGAATCCCAAAATCCCGTAACACCAAATCCTGTTCCATTTAGAAAAGAAGAAGTTCCTGTTGCTACCAATGGCATATCTAAAAAAATGAATATGGTTAAAAGTTTTGCTACAGCATTAACTTCTAGAGGGCTGACAAATGAAAAGGTCAGTAAGGCAACAAAGCAACTACGAGTATTGAGTTGCTTTGGTAATGGAGACGTTTTACCTCCATGCGAACAATTAAAGAAAAGCACAGAACCAGGAAAACACTTTTGTGGTGGATGTGGTTGTGGAGATAAAAAGGGAACTTGGTTGATTTCTGATTCAGATTCTTATAGTAAATTAGATTATCCGAAATTAAATTGCCCTCTACAGATGCCTGGATTCACCAATTATAAGGAATCTACTCCAGATGAGGCGGTATCTCCAATCACACGAAGATATTATGTGGAAAACATATCATATCGAGAATTGGAAAAAATTTCTGTTACATTGCATGGTGCCCCAATAGATCCTAAAAAGACTGCGGCAAATCCGTAAATGTCAATAAAATCTCCTTATAAATACAAAGGAGATTTAAATGGCAGTAAATTCAAGAGAAGAAATTATAGAATATGCTTTACGGAAACTGGGTAAACCAGTAATTCAGATAAATGTAGACTATAGACAATGCGAAGATCGTGTAGACGAAGCGTTGCTATTCTTTTCAGAACGTCATTTTGATGGCGTTGAACGAGGTTATTTTAAATATCAAGTAACCCAAACTGATATAGATAGACAATATATAAACACGGATGACATTGGATCTATCTCTGGAATTACTGGAGACGGGCCTTCTGGATCCGATATCTTGTCTGTGACACGTATTATGCAGTTTGGTAACTTTACATCAAGCAGTATGTTTGATATTATCAATTGGCATTGACTGATTATTTTGGAATTAATAGAGGATTGGGTGGATCACCATCTATGGGATTGGCTAGTTATGATTCGACTAAGAAATATATTAAATTAATTCAAGATTTCTTTCAACCAGAAAAATCCATTCGTTTCAGTAAAGTCACTAATAAATTATTTATTGATGGAACATTGGCTGATATAACTCCAGGATCATATATTATAGTAGAGGCATATGCAGCACTGAATCCGGCGACTTATACAGAAATATGGGGTGATAGATTCTTGTTGAAATATGTCACCGCACTTATTAAGAAACAATGGGGTTCAAATATGGCAAAATATGATGGTGTTCAGCTTCCCGGCGGTATAACATTAAAGGGAGCACAGATATTTGCTGAAGCATCACAAGAAATAGCAGATATAGAAGCAGACTTCTTGCGTAGTTACGAATTGCCTGTAGATTTCATGATGGGTTAATATATGGCGACGAATCCTTTTTTTAAAGATAGCCAAGTAGAACAAAAACTACTAAATGATCTTACTATAGAAACTATAAAAGCTACTGGAAGAGATATAGTTTATATTCCTAGAGAAAATCAAAATCTGAATAAAACATTCGGAGAAGATATGCAAGGAAGTAAATTTGAAAGCGGTTATACTGTTGAAGTTTATGTAGAAGAAGTATTGCAGTTTGGTGGAGAAAGAGATATTGCAAGTAAGTTTGGTATTCAATTAACAGATAAAATAACATTAACTTTATCTAGAACAAGATTTTTTCAAGAAGTATCCAGTAAACAACCAGAAATAAAACATCCGCGCGAAGGAGATTTAATTTATTTTCCTATGGTTGGATATTTGTTTGAAATTAACTTTGTAGAAGATAAACAACCATTCTTTCAGTTTGGTTCGTTGACAACCTATAAATTATCATGTGAGGTATTCCGATATTCACATGAAACTATCGATACTGGAATAACTGAAATAGATGAAGTGCAGACTGCTAGAAAGAAATATGCTACTTTGTTAACATTATCTAGCGTCCCAATTCCTGGCGCAACTTTTGCCTTCTATAATGGTGAAACTGTATATCAACGAGTTGGGTTTACAGGTGCGGCCGCAAGTTATGTGGATGCAACTGGAAAGGGAACACTGCTTCGATTTGAAGGAACTTCTGCATACCTTACTGATGTGGAGGGAACCTTCGTGGCAGGTGCTACAGCGACTCTGCGGGGTGTTACATCGACGGCTGAGTACTACATCTCAGCGGTATCTGCGACAACTATAGTTATCCCAACCAATCCAGATTTAGATTCTGCTACTAGTGATAATAATGATATACAATATAGAGCCGAAAAAGGTAGTATAATAAATTTCGATGAGATTGATCCATTTTCGGAAGGGAATTACTGATGTTTGGAATAGGTGATGATTATTACAATCAATCGTTAAGAAAACTTGTTATTGGGTTTGGAACATTATTTAATGAAATTTATGTTCAACGATTATCTAGTACAAATCAAATTATAGAAACTATAAGAGTTCCTTTATCTTATGCTCCAAAAGAAAAATTTGTAAATAGATTAAATTCGGGAGTTAGTAGTATATCCGATTCTACTAAAATAGAAATAGTATTACCTGCAATTGGATTTCAGATGTCTGGATTGGTGTATGATCCAACTCGAAAATTGAATAAATTAAAAACTACCTTTTATGAAAGTTCTACTGAACTATCTTCTATGTGG